CCAATCGGCTACTGCAATCTTAGGGACAGCCATGTCACACCCATCCAGACACCACCAAGCGCTAACGCTACAACAGGCATCCATTCACTACCGGCAACATAAACGCCGGAACCCCAAAAGAAACAATCTTGATAGTAATCATGTTTGCGCGCTCCAGCATACCGCAACTGGAACGCCTCCCAAGCGACAAAAGCCAGAGCAGCAACGATCCACCCCGCCGCAACGCACAGCGCCGCGCCAAACACAACATGGCCCATCTGATTAAGACCGGCCACGTAGGGATCATCACGGAAATCGTCGGGCGCAAAAATCATGAGATTCGCACCCAAAGCGACACGTCGTCTTGAGATGCAAACCCGCCCATGTTGCGCCACGTCCCCGTCAGGAACACACCACTAACATTCCCATCAACGTTAGACGCCTCAAGGTTAGAACCATCCGTGGTGAAATTCACCGGCACCTGTGGCGTGTCACGGTAAGCAGCCATGGCATATGTACCGATCTGACCATGCGTCACAGCCGCCGTTCGGTTTCGCACCCACGTTGTGCCCGCCGTTGTCACCGTTGTGTCTAGCGCTGCATCTTCAAGCCTAGGAGCGCCACTAGCGCCCTCAAACGCGGCAATCACGTTGTTGTCCCAACGCTTGCCTAGCTCCGACGTAAGTGGCGCGTCTGGGTCGGTCTGGCTTTCAATTGGTGTAACCCACGTAGCCATTAAGCACCCTCAAACAAAAACATATGCATCACTTCCATCGCTCAGCTCCTCAGTCGTATCATCCGCAAAGAAAGCATACGTTTCCCGCTGTTCATCCGTTGCATTAGTGTAAACCGGCGTGTTGTTAGGAGCAATTAACGCATACCGCTGGTCGAACTGGTACACTTGAGCTGTCACGTCCATCTCGTGTTTCGGCTTGTTGTACCGGATGGACACGGCTTGCATTAGACGCTCTTCAATAGCGCCCGTGTCGTCTTGATGCACCCTTGAATTGACGCGGATAACGTCTGTAAGCTCTATGTTTGGGTCATACGTAACACGGAACCTGTAGAACGCTGGCGACCACCTAAAGCGGTTCAACAGTCGTTTGCCTAGAACGCGGATCAGGCTGTCATTCCCTGCGCCTAGCCACCGGATGTAGATCTGGCGGATCTTGCTGTCATTGAACTCGTTAGCCGATTGCGCATCAACGTCCACAAGCTGCCGTAGCCGGTTGTAGCTGTCACCGCTTGTCGGGCTAAGCGTAGGATTGCGAAGGTCGCTGTAGATCGCGATTTGCGTTAGGCGCTCTTCGTCCCTATCGTCAATCTCAATTTCGCGAATATTGGCCTGGTCCGTGAACTCAAACACGGTGTCTTCATCTGGTGGCCTGTTGACACGAAACCCAATGGTCTGCGCTTGCCTGTTCCACCAAATAGACACGCCTAGCTGCACGATCTCGCTCAGCAACGTGCGCACACCTGTAGGCTTGGTGATCTCAGCATTCAGGAACATGCTGCCCGCCCATCGTGACGCTTCTGCTTGCCAATCGGTGAACGGAATAAATGCGTCCTCAACACCAGCAAAGTCACGCAGGATGTCACGCAACACAGTATCAACGCGCTGGTTGTCCACAAAGAACGTCTGCTGGACGCTATCCCCCTCGCTGTGGCTACTAACCTCCGTATTGTTCAACCCGCGTCCTGTAATCGTCATGACGTCACCAGAACGCGTGAACGACATAATCTCAGAGCCAATGATGACACGACCAGACGCTGCGTATTCAAGGTTGCCGATACCGCTTGGCGTCAACGTGAACTCTGTGTCCGTGTCGGAAAAGTCAGCCAATAGCTCGCCATTGTTCGCGGCTGGGCACACCGAGTTTTTGTCATCTGCACGCCACAGAATATCCTTAGCCTCAAACGTGGCGCGCTCCCCTTGAATGTCAAACTCCATGTCCGTCAAGATGTAATGTCGCGTTACCACTTCGGACAACACACCAGCATCAAAGAACGCCTCATTGACACGGCACGCGCGACCCGCATAGTAAGGCCAGCGCGCCCTCAGCTTGCCAAAGAACGTGCCACGGTCGGCGGGGTTGTAACCCACACCATCAGCTTGTGCCGCGCCGCTAACGCGCTCGAATGCGTACTTGTCGGTATAGCTGTCGTTATATGCGAAGTCCTTGCATGAAAACCGGATCTTCTCCCTTCGCCCTAACCCCTGCACGTCTGGGTTGGTGCCTGCAATGTTGACCTCGCCAAAGCTATCAGACACGCTTTCCAAACACGGAAACACCCCCGGTTGCTTAGGCAATCGAGACTGTGGAAGGTAGAAGCTATATGTCAGGCTTCCTAGATCGTAGTTAGGGCGGTCTTGACATGTGGCAAACGTGTTGAAGCACTTACGCTGTCCTGTGTCGCCCAGAACCGCTGTGCAGGCACCTTGACCGTAAACCAAGTTGCATTGATCCACATCAATTTCAACCCAGACAATAGGTTCACGTCTCGGCATAGAAATCCACCTCCAAATTCATATCTACGCCAACACCTCCCTCCATAAACGTGGGCCTTGCTTCATTGGCGTTATCAGGACGCCAGCAATACGCAACTTCACGTCGATCATATTGCGGATTTAGCGCCATGCCGAAAGGTAGCCCAACGTTATAGTGTTCCTCAAACGGGCGCATATTGCCGCTAACAAACTCGTTTGTGAGCCAAGGAAAGCTTAGCGTTGTATTGCCGCCACGTCGACGCACGCGCTGACCTAGGAACTGCCCGCCAATACTGTTGCCACCCATAACCTCGACGTTTTGCGCATGGCTAAATGTTGTTACCCGTGTATCAATACCGCCATCAAATGCCAGCTTGTTGCCTAGCATTGCAACGCCAATACTAGCAGGGCCGTTTCGCTGCCTCACACGCCACGCATTGCCCTCCTGCTGCGGAAACAGCACCATAATGGCTTCATCGTCATCAGCCGTAATCCAGTCAAACGCAGGCGTCCACGTCGCGCCGCCGTTTGTGCTGTAATCAACTTGGAAGTCTGCGCCCTGCGTACCCATGTCGTGCGCGTCGATAAACAAGCAATCCGCTTGCCTTGCGCCGGAAAAGTTAGCAATGATGGACCCCGGCGCAATACCGGGCGCGCGCCAGAAATCAAACGTGGTTCCGCTTACAGCATTTTCAACCGGGAACCCCAACGCCTCTGAACCAGTCAGCACGGCGTCCGTTAGGATGTTCTCATATAGAACCGTTGGCCTATTGGTGTCATACACATCGCCAAACTCAATATAAATCATGTGAGCTGGACCCCTTCAATAATCACGCCGTCATCACTCGCATCTTGAATGCCTTGAATGATCTCATTGATTTCATCCACCGAGAACCTAGTGCGCCCCAACCCTTGCACCTGAATGATCGCTCGCGTCTGTTGCTGTTGCTGTTGATTGGACTCAGCCGTGATGCCTGCAGCACCGCCACCAGTGCCGCCACCACCGCCACCAGATCCGCCTAGGCTCCGAATGGATGATACGGTGCGCAGGCCCGCCGCAAGAACGCCAGCCGCAGCAGGGATCTTAGCAAACCAAGGCAGTGTCGGGTCAGCAAGTACTTGGTTGTAGGCTCGGTATGCGTTAATAAGCGACTCAATGGCCGCAAAAGATTGAGCCGCTGCAGCAAGACGCGCATTACTGCCAGCAAGAGCGCTCGCCAGATCGCCGAAGAATTGCTCTGTTTGCTGCAGACGGTCCCCCTGATACCCTTGGTTGATATCAGACAGCCGGTCAAGGTGTTCTTGTTCTAGGCGCTCTAGTAGCTCGTTATGTTGCTCTACGCCTAGAATCTCCATAGCCCGCTGGTTTTCAAGTATCGCTTGCTGCTCAGCGTACCATTCGTTGACAACCTCCGTTTCAGTGCGCAGGGATTCGCGCAGCCGTTCTAGGTCATCTGCAAACTCATCACGGCCACCACGTCTACCACCGCCGCGCCTGCCTCGTGCACGCCGGAATCCACCCCCAGTCAAGTCCTCCTCCGAAGGAAGCACAATGCCGCCCTCTTGGTTAAACAGCCCCGGAAGACTTGACCCAAAGCTAACACCTGCCGCCGCATCTGCGACACGGTTCATTGCGGTTTCAAGCTCAGCGGTAAGAATGCCCAATTCAGACATTCGCGCAATCGCAACTTCCAGTTCATCTGGAATCTGCTCTGTGCTAATACCCAAATCATCCATCAGCTCGTTTAGTTCAACAAGCTCACGGTTAATGTCCTCTGTCGTGGACGCTGAGTTTAGTTCTGAAAACGCCTGAGACAGCCGAATTGCCTCATCAGACGTAATGCCGAACTCTTCAGCCATAGATTCAGCGGCCCTAGCGGTGTCTGCAGCAATCTCATCAAGCCTAACCTGCGCAAAGGCACCACCCTGCCGCTCCAACTCGGCAATCTCAACGGCATTTGCAGCAATAGATTCAGCCAACCTGCCAAACCTTTCCGTGCCGATCTGTGCAAGTTCTGCGTACTCACGCAAGGAATCTCTCGCAGTGGACACACGGAACTCGGCAAGGTTAATAATCAGCCCGCGCACAACTTCCGACTGCTCACCAAACCGCTGAGTAAGCTCCACGACGTCAAGCTCTAGAAGGTCAGTAACATCTGACAGACTCGACAAGACGGTTTCCAAGCTGTCAAGCCGGTCCTCAAAAACCTCGGCTTCGTCCGTAGCGTCAATCAAGCTACCAACAAAACCAACCATGAGTGGCGCAACCGCACCGATAGCAATGCCAAGCGTTCCGAACCCCAGAAGAATATCCGGAAGCTGAATGGCAAGAGCGTTCATGAAATTACCAGTGGCCGCAGTTTGCTGACCTACTTGGTTCATCTGCTGTGCAAAGTTACGGAAACCATTACTAGCCAGAACTGAGCGCACTCCGACGGTCTGAGTGGCCCCTGCCAGCCTGTTCGCGCCACCCTCAGCACGACGCGCCGCAGCCGTCATGTCATCAAGGTTATCTGCCGCAGTTACCGCTTGGCTGCTATCAATTTCATAACCTAGTCTAGCAACAGCCATCAGAGTTCCTTTTGCTTCTTGCGCCGCTCCTCGTGGTCCCTGATTGCTTTTGGCATCGACTGCCTAAACGCGCGGTCCATCGCGTACAGTATACCCTCATCACGCCGTGACAGCGAAACACCGGACCACCTAGCCCAGTCAGAAACCAAGCTAGGCGTTGCCGCGTTTTCATGACCGCTTACAAACCCGCGCAGTGACCAGAACCAAGACACATAAGCGCGACCGTGGTAGGGCGGATCTTTGGGCGGCGCTTTATCACCATGTCCCGCAGACTCCGCGCGCTCCCTGAACGTGAACCCATCCCAGCCGGGAATGTCCCACCACGTGTAGTCCTTGATGTGCTTACTTAGCCCTTCTTCAAGGGCTTCGTAAAAACCGTGATGTCGTCAATCTTGCCGATCACCTGATCTGCAATGCCGGGAATGCGCAGAAACTTAACCTTGTTTTCATAGTCGCAATCAGGATCTGGATCATCATCAGAGAACAATCCTTCACCGTTAAAGTCCCAACGCGAAATGCACGCAGCGTACTTGTCGCGCACCTCATCATGGAACAGCTCGCCGCGCTTGCCCTCAGGCAGTTCAGCATTGCCGTCCTTAACGGTTGCCGACGTCAACATCAGGTCAGTCACCTTGCGACGGTATCGCTCAGCCACCTCGACCGCAGCATCACAGGTCAGATCCTTGACCCACACACGCAGGCCAGTTTTCTTGCCGTCTTTGTCCAGAAGCTCGACCTCGAACTCCTGCTCGTAACCGTTACTGTAGAAACGATCCGCTAGTGCCATATTGTCTCCTCCTTAGTTTAGTTTAGTTTAGGTTGGATCAACCAGAAGCTGCTCCTGAACCAGACCCAGCGTGAAAACGTGGTTTGCCCAGTCCTCAACGCCGCCATTGTTGGTCACAGGACCAAGAACAAGGCCACGGTTATACGTGCGCGCCGGTGTGGTTTGACCAGACAGCAGCAGGTTGTCGATACGGAACGCATAGAAGTTGCCATCGTTAGCAACAGCGCGCATTGCGTTCTGGCCTGCGTCATTCAGGTCTTCGCCAACTTCCACAGTGGGGTCGCCAGCGTTGGTGATGCCGGTTCGCTTCTGCGTGACCTCAGTACCCCAATAATCCTGCGACACGACGTTGGTGTTAGAACCAGTTTCGCCCACGTTGACGATCTGTCCCACTTCAACCCAAGTCAGAGCCTCAAAGCCCGCTTGGTCCAAGTCGGTTTGCTGGGCAGTCTCGCAGAAGAAGAATCGACGCCCTTTGTTAATTTTTCCTGCCATACTGCACCTATATTGTGAATATCTGTTGACATTGTATTACAGAGCGAGTACATATGGCAAAGAACCGGATACAGGAGGAATGGTTATGAGAAATGCTTGGAAAGAGTACGAAGGCGATTTTAACGCCATGACGGATGAGGAAATCGAACGGGAAACAAGCGCAGCCCAGAAACTTATTGACGAAAACACATCATGGGTTGAGGCTGTTTATTCTTGGAAGGCGGCTGGTAAACCTAGGAGTGATGAGCAATGACCCCCTCAGACCACAACCAAGCGGAATACGTGCGGGGCATTGCAGCAGGTAGACGTATTGAGCGGCAACACAACGTGGCGCGTCTTGCAAGCCGTGACGCAGCGTTCATGCTGTTTGGTATTTTTGCAGGGCTTGTCGCCTCAGCCCTGCTTTAAACCCGACCTTCCCACGGGACAACCAACGGGATACGATAATGCGAACCATCACGATAGCCCGCGCCTGAAATCGTGGGCTGTTGTGCTACCTGCAAGGACACATCGTCAAACACCATTAGCGAGTCTTCAGCAAAGTAATCCGCGATCCGACCAGCATACTCAATAGACTGCGTGTAGGTCCATTCTAGCGGAATCATGCAGTGTATCATGAGGTTTCCGGTGTTCCAATTGCGCCCCGTGAAATACGTGCGCTCAGGCTGAAACCGGAAGTCGTCAACAATCAAATACGGCGTTTGCGGGTCAGGAGCATTGAACGCTTCACCACCATAAACCACGTTTGCAGGCAGATCCGCGTAGCCCTCAAGGAAGTTACGAACCGCTGCCCAGATCTTTGCGTCTCTACTCGCCAAATTGTGCCTCCGCTTCTGATACGAACAGTTGCCACATATCGCCAGCCCTTTCTACAAAGTAAAACCCCGATTGGTTAAAATTCCTGCCCAAGCTGTCTTGCCCAACAAACCCATAGTTTTGCCTTGCGGAATACACAGATTGAAAACCAAGGTACAGCGTGTCACCGGCCTCTACGCCCGCAATGGTAAACTCCACATTGCTTTCCCCATAATCACGGTTCTCCGTGTCAACACCGGGAAAAACAGACGTGCTTGCGGCCAAAGAGCGACCCAAGTTGCCCGTATCAAACGGCAGGTTGCCTCCAGACCGTGTAGGCCGTATAACCTCTTTCGCCAAACTATCAGCGGCAGTCCTAAAGATCAGGCTTGTGTTTTCCTTGGCCTCAATTGTGAACTGCTTCACAGACGCCTCAAACGATCCAGCCATCGCGCCTCAACCCCACCCAATCCATTCTAATCAGCAACGAACATGTACAGTTTACGACGTGTTGCGGCGGTGCGTCCGGGTCATGCGGGTACTGCAACTGCGTACCATCCGGCATGACAAACGGTGCCTCTAGCCCGCGCACAACCGTTTCATCTTCGCGCACGTGCTGCACCCTTGGCGTCATACCGCCGCCACCGTGCCGCCATTCCTTGATCACGTATTGCAGAGGATACCCCTGCGACTCAACCCCTTGCCGAAACCCCTCAAACCGGCCTTGTTCAACCGCTGCGGCTGTTTCTGTGCGGCTGATCGTGTCACCGCGTAGCTTTAGAAGTCGATCCGCATAACGCCCCGTCCACCGCTGTATCTGCGCTTCTGTTGGGGTCTCACCGTTCGCAAGCAACCGACGCAGTGTCCGGTCAAACCTGCGATCACGTCGTGACATGCGTAGCACGCGGTTGATGTCGCCCTCTCGCAGGTACTGACGCATATTCGACACCCAGCGCTCTTGCTGCTGACTTAGGCCGATTACGCCGCCTGTCCTGCGCCCGTTGGCACCTACACGACCCACAACGTCCAGCGCGATCTGACGTGGACCTTGACCTTGCGCAAAGCCCGCTGACAGAGCGTTACGGACGGCTGCACGGCTATCCTCTGTGAGCTGGGTGATTTTCTCGCCAAGCCACTCGTTTAGCGCTTGCACGGCCCTAGGGTTGCCCACGTTCCACCTGACAACAGCGCGTGTCTGACGTGGAGGGCTAAACGACGTCAACGCGACCAACGCCTGCCCTGACTCTGAAAATGCCTCAGATAGAACCTGCCTTAATGGTGACAGTGCGGCTTCGTCTAGGTTTAGAGCATCAAGCGCAGCCTCAATATCACCGACATCCAAAGCGTCAACCACGCGAGCAAGCGTGACTTGATCAACAACCTCCCGCATAGCATTACGAAAAGCACGGGCAACACGCGGCCCGTACTTCTCTTTAATCTGCCTGATTTCACGCTCTAGGGATGCCATGTTGACACGATACTATATCAGAACGCCTTTGCAAACTCGACCACCTCAGCGGGGCATTTAGGCCAGTTACTGTCGTCATAAACATCTGCCCCCTGCTCAGCTAGGTTGTGCCACGTCTGACGCATAGACGCGATCCAGAGAAGCCCCTGAGTGTATAGCCCCTTGCCTGTGTCATCCAGCAACCCAGCGGCAACCGCAGCAGCCATGTTGAGCTGTTTCGTGGTGCTGGCGACTGCGAGAATACGGCGCTTGCATTCCCTCTGTGCTTCGTCCATGCGTTCTTCTAGCGGGATATCCTCGTATTCCCAGCCGATTGTCCCGTCAATGATCTCTTTGGCTTGGACGATGCGCTTAGCTGGCAGAAGTTCTGGCTTGGGCTCTACGTGAACCGGATGCATCCCATGTGCCGCCCTGATTTCATCAGTAATGGGCGTAGGCGGTGAAATGCTTGGCCCCAAGTCGCGCCGCAGGTCTGCGTCTGTGTATGGCTTGTTGTCTTTGTGGTACATGGTTGTAATCCTTATGGGCGGGTTAGCGTGTTTTCCGATCCGGTCCCAGTCGTTAGGCCGGAAGTTACAGACCATTCGTCTGCCCAAGTTACGTTGTTTTGAGATGACTGAATTGTTACCGACGTGGGGGAAATTCCACTAGAAACGTTTCTGAAAAACACTTCGTTTACAGTTACTTCCTCGCCAGAGCCAAAGTCCCACCCGATCCATTGAGGGGATGCGGTAGTGCTGGACAGCCACCGAGTGTTTACATCATCATCAAAAGCCATACTAGCTTCATCGCCAGACCTTTCCTCCGAGAATATGGCACGCGCGGTGGCCAGTGCAGGACTTGTAAGGTCTGCACCGCCGGGCGCGCCCCTAAACTGGACTTCTTGAAATCCGGAGAGGAACCCTGACCCTTTTGCGTTAATTAAAATACGCCAATACCTAAAGCCACCCCCCCCCGCCTGCTGAGCAAGCAAGAGGCGAAGGATGTTATTATACCCCCTAGACATTATGCAGGCTCCTGAAACCAAACACCTTCAAGGCGTGAGCTAGTCACGTACCTGAACGCAATTTTAACTTCCCGTCCTGCATCTGTAGGCGGCGGGCTTCCACCATTATCGGTCCAAAGGATTGCCCTTGGCCCGGTCCAAGTAAACGCGCGCCCTCCGGGGTTGGCGATGATGACATCAAGCGTATCCCCGACAACCATGCTGGAAAAATCAAAAGTCACATCCGCGCCAGCCGTTCCGGACAAGAGCCTACCAGATCCGTCTTCACGGCTCCACGTTACGGTTCCGCCAGAGGTCACAGCAGTTGTTGACCACGACTGGATTCCGCTAACATCATAGCCTTGATTGTTGCCTGTAGTGCTTGAATTTTGCACACGGGGAGACCCGTTGTTTGCAAAGATCAATCGCCAGTCATTGTTACCGTCGTTAGTGCCATCTGTGGACTGGCCCTCAAACCAAACGCCTGTGATCGGGTCTGTTGATCGTCCGATTCCTCGTGCGCCGCCAAACGGGATAAGATCCCCGTCAACCGTGACGTCTCGGATGCCCCACGCATCGTTTCCGGCTGCGTCTCGCAGAACGTGGGTGTTACCAAAGAAGCGATAGGGAAGACTGCCAAGGTCCACCGTAACATCAGCAAGGCTTTCAGATCGCGTCAGGGTGATCTGTTTACCTGAACCACTAAAAGATCCTCCGGTGACAACACCATCAGCAGTGCCGCCCCCTGAGCCTTGGCGATCCAGAACGGGTCGATACTTACCGGAGAAGTCCGACGTTCCCTCCCTTGGCTCGGTCCATTCAAACGTGACGATCTTGCCGCGCTCGCTGGTGTTAGCATATCCCAAGGTAAAGGCGTCAATAAAGCTGTTGCCAGCAATGGTAATGCCGCAGGCTGTGGTTGTGGATGGGTCGTCAGAGACCATGATACTAAATCGGTCGCCTACATTGCGGCCAATTGTAACTTGTGCGTCCCTTGCAGCAAATGAGTAATACAAATTGTCTTGCTGTGG